CGACGAGATGCTATTTCTTTTTTGTGCATTTCGTCCACCTCTTTAACGGCTTCTGCAAGCTCAGTTTGAGATGTAGCAAGAGTGTCTTCAAGTTCAGCGACACGAGCTTGAGTGGACTTAATCAATTCATTAAGTTCACCAATCGTTGCTTTACCTTTTTCTTCTGTTGCTTCGTATGCTTCAACCTGTAAAGCAAATTCTTTATCTTTTGCTTCTTCGATCTTAGCTTTAATAGCTACGTTTTCAGACTTCGCTTCCGTAAGCTGGGTCTGAACTTCGGCCAACTGTTTTTCTAACAGTGTTTGATCTGACATATTGATATCTCCTATTGAAAATTGAGGATCAGATTCGTTTAAATTAAAGTTTACACTTGCGGAACTTTTACTGTTCAAGATGATACTTCTTGAATTAGCTGGCTTCGCAACTAGCCCTTTACCCGAGAAGGATATGTTAGACAAGGCACGGCCAATCTTATAGTCTTCATATTCACCTGTTCCCCCGTAGGAGCGAAGGTGTTTAGTTAGAAATGAAGATTGCTCGTCTCTTGCTAATATTTTTGCGTTTCCATTCGGATCTATTAACGCATAGTCAAAGCCCGCGAACAGGCATTCCATAGAAACGTACCATTTTCCCTCTTCTATCTCGGAAATGATTTTTTCCATTCGTTCTCTATTATCGTCACCCATCCAACTGTTGTAGAGAACTGCTTGAGTTACAATGTCGAACTCGTCCGGTCTAGCTTTATCGTCATCTGCTACAGCTTTTCCGTCTTTGGTTAACACATAGCTTCCAGTAATATGCCCGATGATATCATTTTCGTCGTGCATGAAGTTGAACTGTTTGTCTTCGGGTGTATTTCTAGCTTCCCAAGTAGCTTCAGCCATAAACACATCATCATTTTTATTCCAGCCTGTTGATACAAGTACTGATTCTAAATAATAGAGGTCTACCTGATCTTTGTTTTCAGCGAGGATTTTGCTTAGGATGTCTGGATCAGAGATAGTTTCGCTTGCGGCTTTTAGGTCACCCTTGCGTATGGTTGCTTCGGAGCAGTATGCAACGCTAGCGGTGCCTTTTACAAGGTCTCCAATGCCGTCGCTTATCTCTTTTTTATATATTCTTATTGTCATGACTGATTATACACAAAAAAGTAAAAAAAATGAAAAAACACTAAGAAATCTCGAAAAAATACTCCACGAAAGCACCAATGACTTTCTTTTTATATGAATTTATTGGCATTTCTGAGGCGGAGATATTCTCATCGGAAAGCTTGTCACTGAAAGCTTTAGGGGTTCTTTCTGCGGAGGATAGGGCCTTCATAATAGAGCTCTCGTCCGTAGGTGTCATCGGATCGAGGTTCGTTAACACATGAATTTTAAGAGTTTCAAGTGTGCACACCTCAGACTTGGTTAGTTGTCTAAGGTTCTTTTTTTTGTTCACCCCTAGAAACGCTTTGTTTAACGTGCTTGAAATATCTTCAAAAGTATCGTTTGTCCACACGATCAAATCTGCTAGTCCGGGTTTAGACTTCGGGGTTTCAACCCTTTTCTTTCTTGGCTCCTTGTCTGGAGCGAATGGTGGGCGACCGTTCTTCTTTATCTCTTTGTTGTCCTTGCCCGGTGCCCCTTTGTCTTTATTCTCATTGACCTCTGCTTGTTTGTCAATCTTCTCAAGCTCTTGTTTATGATTAGCATTATGAAATGGGCCAGCCTTGTCTGGATAGGCTTCATTATTGCGGCTCTTTCGTTCTCTTTTTAGACGCATTTTTTCAACGGAGGGTATCTCTTTAAATCTCTCTAGAATGGTCTCTTGGCTAATAATGTCTCTGTCTGCCAACTGTATTAAGAGGTTCTTTTCTGAGGCTTCGTCAGACAGGCTCATCTGATCAAACGTTATATGAGCTGCTTTTCTAAAGCCCATAGACTTTCTTATAAACTCGACTTCAGCTTCCCAGAATTTGGTTAACTGGTCTCTGCCGTACTGTAGTCTCTCTACTAAGGTCTTTAAGGATATAAAGTTATTAGTGAACCCTCCACCGGTGCTGGCACCAGTTAAGGTTGGGGGAACTCCTAGTCCGGCGTAGATACTGTTTAGAACAGAGGTGTATTTTTCAGAGCCTAGGAATTTGTAGACCTGACTATTTGATTCTGTATAACTTAACTCTGGCCCCCAAACTAGCTCCATGGTTCCTCCACCGACATTGCTTGCTAATATATTTCTAAGCTTATTAATTGCTGATTTATTAGGGAGGATCTTATGGTCTAGACTACCAAGCGTCCAGAGTCTAATGTTTGAAATCGCACCGTCTAGTGCCGACAGGTCAGCTAATCTCATTTTTTCCAACATGATGATGTCATCTAGAATTGCATAGGTTAGAGGGTGTGCCCACTGCTGCCAGTCGTCCTTTTTGTAATAAAAAGTACTAAGCCTATCTTTTTCAAGCTCTATCTTTTTCTTTCCTTGCTTGATTGCGTTTTTAACATTTACCGGTAAGGTTTCTAAAATTTTGGTCGGAACACCTCCGTCTTTGAAATTATCAAAAAACGAATTTGCTGTAAGTTCATAGTTTTTTACACCTAAGAACAGATTAATACTACCGTCCTTAACATCTATGTTTAGCGGATTTAAAAAGTTATATCTCCAAGGAACTAGGTTTTCTTGGATCTTGGGAACCTCTAGCGTGATGTCTTTTGCTAGTGATTTGATATATTTTTTGATCTCGGGGGTAACGTTTGCATAGCTTTTATATACAAATACTTGTCCTGTTCTATAAAGCTGATTGAGGAATCTCTCCGACCTCTCTTTTCCGTTACACTTTTTAAACCACTGTTGGTAGAACTTCTCTACACTCTTGTCTTCGTGAACTACGTTGATACCCTGACATCCAAAATCACCCATTAAGTCAATAACATTTCTGACGATACCAACCTTATCATATGCGTCCATACACATCTTAATTATACGCTTTGCCTGTCGAGGAACCTGCTCGTCCGGTCTAAAGGCGTAATAATCACTATGTCCAAAGCTAGGTCTCACAGACCTGTTTGGTTCAATGTCTAGATATTCTCTGTGGCTACCCTTGGTCACTCCTTCGTAGGCATCCTGAGACTCTGCGAATTGCTCAAAGGCTTTGGCTTTTCCTGCCAAGTCAGAATCATTCCAAGTTATTAGGTGGTCTTTGTTTTCGTCAGCCATTTTGATTCCTATACGATTAGTTAGAATGCATTGTGAATGTTTATCAATACATTATACACAATAAATTCAAAATCTAATAAGTATCCTCTACAGAGTCCGTAAACCAGCTCGGTCCTGAGTACATGTTTCCCTTTTTCTCTGTTTTTTCAATGGTTGCGAAGCCTCCGTAGAAATTGTATATCGTCGCCTCGGGTAGTCTGGCTAAAGTTCTGGCGGCCATGTTTGCCATAATAAGGGACGAGTAACGATCTTTTCTTTGCTTACCCTTTTTGCCAGTCCCAATGACGGTCTCTGGTGTGTCCCACTTATCTCTGCCACTTGGCGTTTGTGTTATCTGTATCATTGTTAATTCGTCTTTAAGATCTTCTATCTCTAAGACGCATTGTTCAAGCGTGTCGAATACTCTACCTTTTAAGCCATCCTCTACGTTTGATAGGCCTAATGTTATAGCGTCAAATCTTGGAAATAATACAGCTTTATCCTCAAGGTCTTTTCTGAGGCCGTGATTAGCTTCTGCTAGCCATTCGTATTTTGCAAATTGACACATTTCTAATATGTGTAGACCCCTGTTGTCGTCTGTGTCTTTTTCTTTATCTTCATCTATAGTTGGCCATATAGCTACTTCGTCGTCTTGTATCTTATCTGTATCGTGTAACGATTCCATTACGGCGATGCCTCCACCTTGTGCATCCATGGCTATGTGAACACAAGGGTACATTTTCATAAGATCTCTTATTTTTCTAGCACAGTAGGAATAAAAATCGCTCTCTGCGGAATATCCACTTTTGACCTTCATTTTGTGTTCTGACCTATTGGTTGTCCAGCAATGAACAATTCTCCTATGGTCTGGATTTACCTCTAGTACTACAATACTAAAATTATCAACCTCAGAGGCTGGATCAACACCAAATATGTACTTCTTTTTTGTATCCCCTCTGAGACTGGCTTCAAAGACTATGTCTTCATCTTTACTATCTTTTATTATAGTTGAGTCGTTAGAACCGTCATTAGCAATACATGACTCTATCAAGGTACGCTTGAAAAAGCCCTGAGAATCACGTGTAAAGCACGCTCCAAACTCCATCTGATAAATACCAGCATGTACCGTCGCCTTTGATCTGGCAACCTGTGAGGCGTCCATGAAGCCTTCTGGTAAGAGTTCGTAAGGAACCCTGATGACTGAATAGTCTTTCCAGTTAAAGTCCTTTGGCGGGTCTTCACCAAATATCTCTCTAAGTTTATTGAGTCTACCTTGACTTGCTATGATGGACTTCCATTTTTTCCAGTATTCAGCAAAATGGTTAAAATCGTAATAGGCTGTGCCTGAAAGGATAATTTGGTTATTCTTTTGCTCAATTATTGAATCTGACTGTACTTCAAGTTGTATACCTAGCTCCTCAGCCTTCTTTTTAGCTGCTATTTTTTTTACATTTTCTATCGGATCGGCTGTTACGGCCGCAAAGCCAGCAACAACAGTTTCAAAAATATCCCTAGGTATTGATGCAAATTCGTCACTTATGATGTCGTTGGCACGTTGTCCACGAATTTTTTGCCCATCACCCAGAGGGAGACATGTTACGCGAGATTTGTTTATACGCATAACGCATCGGTCGACATCTCTCCTTGGTCCGCTATTGACATCGCACAGGCTTCTAAGTATCGGAGCGTTGTTCCAAATCGTCTCCATATATTCAAATAAAACCTTAGATTGCCTAAAGGCAGCACCTACAACTACAATCTTTCGTTCTGGTAGCAGTAGGGCACGCATTAGTGCATATAAAGACAGTATAAAAGATTTACCAAAACCACGACTAGCTATGAGCATGGGGAATCTTCTATCCCACATCTCACACAAGAATAAAGCCTGAGAGGGGAGTATGTTTATATTAAATATCTGTTTACATAAGAAAGAGAAATACTCCGGCCTAGTCATTAGCCAAAGCATTTTATAATGGTAGTCGTCATCGTTAAAGTTTACGAAGCTAAATGGGTTAAAAAGCTTTTCGTCGCCTATATCTAAATTTAGCCAAGCCTCTTCTATAACTTTAAATTCACTCATAATTTATCTAACCTTTGAACAAGCCTGACTATCGTATCTATGGTGTAGAACAAGGCTAAGGCCATTATTCCGTAGGCGAAGCAGTCCCTGTACATTAAATCTGGGTCTGTCTCTTCGGTTTCTGGAGGATCTGATTTTGGTGGTTTATAAGGGCTCTCCATTAGCTTACTCACCCTTTATTTTAAACTGTCTATCGAGGAAAATTTTCTCGTGTTTAACACTAGATCGGCAAACCCGTAATATACAGACTCGTTGGCGTCTAGATACCAATCGCCATCCTTAAATTTTCTTTTTAAATAGTTTTTGGTCTTGTCTTGATCGGGATTTGAATAGTGATCCTTGAAATATTTGCCCTTGACGCAAGATTCTGAATACATGTTTAACATTGATTCCGTAATTCTTTTTTCGAAAGCTGCACCTTTTTGAACATCTAGGAAATTTCCCGAGATGCCAGTGGAACCGAAATGGCACATGAAATAAGAGTTGGGCATCATGACTCTTTTATCTGCTGCCTGTAAAATAATACTACTCATTGACTCTGCTTGGCCGTAAACTATTATTGTAACGCGAGATTTGCACATCACTATAGCGTCATAAATAGCCATTCCATCATTCCAGTTGCCGCCCACGCTATGCATATGTATAATTATTGGGTCTTTAGAAATCTTATCTAGAATTCTTATGTTCTTATAGAAGGTTGACGCCATTTTATAGTCCACACCCGGATCGTCTTCTGTGTTTGTAACGTATCCATGCAAGTATATTTCCCTATTCTTAAGGTCAATGCCATAAGATTGTATATCAGACAATACATCCGATGTTACCATGGTGGAAGCCTCCTTAGTCTCAGAAAAGTTCATTGACTCTCTTTATAATACTCAAAACTGCCCATTTCGCATTCTTCTTGGAGTCACAGAACAGAACGTGCACATCGCTAAAAAGTTGAAACTCCATTATCGTCTTTAACATAAATTTATTTGTAACCTTTAGCTTTCCCCAGTCCGCTTCTGGTATACTTGACCCCTCTGGGAAATTCATAAGATCTGTTAATGAGAACTCAAAGATCATAAATCTATATGGAAATTCCTTCATTCTCTCTATCTCTTTTAAAAACCTCACTTGGTCGTGCCCAACATTGTTAGCAAATTCTACAACACTGGCCTTTCTTTCTATACATAGCTTATCTTCTAAGCCTTCAATACTATAGTCTCCCGTGTCAAGTTTTCTGTTAATCATCCCATTGCAGGTATGATACCTAGAGCTACTCGGCTCAAAAGTATAGCCTTCTTGTTCTCTTGTGTCTTTTATAATTGTAAATGGTTTGGACTTAGCCACTGTTCTTTCTCGCTATTTCTAAGAATAATGATTCATAAAAGTGTTCGTTTCTATTTACTTCTTTGTGACACCTAGCACAAAGTGTTATCCCGTTGTTCGTTTCAAATCTAAGTGCGGATGCAGAAGACCATTTTTTTATATGATGTACCTGTAAGAATTTTGAATGTTTACAGCGTGGCATTTGGCACTTGCGTCCATCTCTTGCTAACACTTTCTTTCTCCAGTCTTTGTATACTGGATCGTCGTAGTTTCTTTTCATCTGGGGGCCTGTATACTTCTTATGGTTATGTCGTATAGTATGTCTTTGGCCAAAGAGCTTGTCTCTGGTGAATTATCTTGTTTTAGCAATATCTCTACAAGTCTAAAGTAAGCCAAGTGGCAAGCCTCGTCGGGATCTCTGGCGTCAACAAAAATAGTGGGAAAGCTACTGGAATACTCATATAATCTAAACTTCTTAAGTCTTGATATAACTAAGGATAAGTCCATGTAGATTTTATATATTTTCATATATCAGTTTTCTAAATCGTGAGCTACCATAAGTTCTACTAAATTTTCAAACGAATGTTTTGGCTCCCAACCAAGAACCTCTCTGGCCTTAGCATTGTCTCCTCTTAAATAGTCAACCTCGGCAGGTCTGTAAAACTCTGGGTCTTGAACAACCAAGCCTGACCAGTCGTCTATACCAACGTGTGAAAACGCCACGTC